ACGCTCTTCCGTATAGAACTGAGCCATTAGCTCGATGTACTGCTCGTACATGTCTTGCAACGCTTCTTCGATAGTGTCTGTAACAGTGTTTAGCCGGGTGCTAGCTGCTGCCATAAGGGACTTAGCTTGTTCGCCTGACTTTACATCACTGCTAGCCTGACCATTCGCGCTATCAAACTGCCCAGGTATCTTTTGAAGCATTTGCAGATAGTATTGCTGCATGTTAAGCACAGTAGCAGGAACATCAACACCTTGCATTTCTCTAATTTTGTTGCCTGATATTGCTCCGTGAGCTGTAGGAAGCATAGCCCCCTCAATTGACCGTTGTTCTTTCCAAGTGTTTGGTTTGATAATGGCGCCCTCTTCATACATTATTCCGCTGCCGCCCTGCTTAGCCATTGTAGAAACGGCAAGCTCAGCAAACTTGTTAAGCATAATCTGAGGCTTGATCATGTCCCTAACAAACCCTTTACCCGATATATTACGTTCATCAGGAAACAAAGTACGGGCTGTGAACGGATATTTGCCATGATCGTATACATAGGCTTTGTGCTCAAGAAAAACACCATCTGCACTTATGTAAATGCAGTGTACTCCATCCATATTGCCTTCTGCTTTTGCGTAGGACTCTGATGGGTCTTTGCCCTCTTCTAACTTTTTCTCAGCCTGTTCCCGGAAAATCTCTCTATCATCGGCACTCACCATCTTAGGTAAGCCACGATACCAGTATTCAAGTAATCCAGCAGTTTGCGACTTCTCCAACCCAGTGCCGTAGCTGGCTCCATAGTCTCGATTAAAGCCCTCGCTGCTTACACCTTCATGATTGAATATTTCAATGTCATCCGTATCTTCATCAGATTTCACTTTTTTCCCTTGTGCAGGAAAACGCTCTTTGAAATACTCCAACGTCTTTCTGGTTTTAACGATAATAGCGCCCATTTCTTGCAAGTTAATATAATCTTTAACCCTTGGGTCTGGGAAAAATGTCCCTAAGTCCACTGGAATTATATCGTTTTGCCCCGTGAATCTGTTTTGTCCACGCCCACCCTCAACCGTAGGGTCATAGATGGTTTTGAATATCAGCGGACCATGAATAACCATCCGCCGAATCGCCCGGATATACTTCTGTTTGAACTTAATTTGCCTGAGTTCATACGGCATATAGTCGTTTAAGTCAGATGCTTTTTGCTCGTCACCTTCCTCCTGTGCTTGGAAGTCAGGATAAGGTGCCCAACCAGTAAGCTTGCCGACAATAGACTCCACTTGACTGTAGATAATATTGTCTACGCTATTTGGACGCTTACGGGATACAGCTTCTGTTCGTAGCCCGTGCCAGTGATCACCCATGTAGAATCGTTGTTCTTCCTGCCAATGCGCTTCTATTGACTGTCTACTAGACCTAAACTCGTCGAAATCTCTCTGTACCATCGCCACTATCTGTTGCTGCTGCGGTGTATTGATAGGCTCTACAGACGGCTTATCTTCTTCAATGCCAAATATTCCAGCAAATTTATTCTTAGCCTTCTCTAGTACTGTTGACACTGTGCATCACCCCTTTCATGCAAAATAAAAAGCCGCTAGTGGCGACTTGTTTCTTCTTCGTCTACAATGTCAGGATCATCATGGTAACTTAGGGGCTTGCGCTTTGGCTTGTCATCCACTACTACAGGTTGCTGATACGCTTTATATTCCCCGTAGTCCTTAGCCATCAATTTATTGGTCAAGTCTCTTATCGTGTCTTGTTGCACCCTTGTAATGCGGTATACAAGCATCCCAGCCGCACACATGCCTATTGTAAATACACCAGCTATAAACTGTATGTCTGTCATCGTCTCACCTCACCAGAATGTTTCTGCGCTTGATCCGTCTCTATCATCGTCGTCAGCATCAAAATCCCTGTTCCCTTTGCCCTCCGGTATAGCAGCCCAAGGCGTATCGTTGTACACCATCGTATGCACCAGTTCCCCAGCAATGGAGATTGTGTCCACCTGATCGTCATGTTTACCACGTGGGAAACTCAATAGCTCATCCTCAAAGTCAGTCAACCATGGCGCATCCTCGCGGTGATAAACCTTGCCTACCTCATAACGTGCAGCTATCGGTAAGCTACGAGTAACCTTGTCCTTGTCCACTTTGATCGGCATCACACTCATGCCTTCACGGGTCATTTCTTGTATCAAGTTGGTGCCAAAGGTCTTATCCTCAATCGCTTGGAACGCTGGCTTATAGCGATAGTTCTGCTCCTTCATCAGCGGCTTTTGGTCAGGACCTGTGATATGCGTCCGGTACACGTCATAAATCAATATGTCATTGTCTGGAGTAACATAAAAAGTCGTGACGACAAAGTAGTCATTGATGGTCTTTTCACTGTTTGCAGTGTCAACCGTCTGGAATACTTTGCATCGCGACTTTTCGTATCGTTTCTCGCCAACGATAAAATATTTGGTTATGACGTGCTCAGTCTCTTCACGGAAATACCGGAAGTGCTTCCGCTTAAAGATCGTACCTCCTGCCGCGCTTGGTCTTTGCTGGTACAAGGCATTGAATACATATGAGCCAACGTCCGATTTAATCTGATCGAGACGCGGAACATCAAAGCCAAATTCAGGCCAAAGCGCCTCTCCAGGTTCTCGGCCTAAGTAATCATTATCCTCAGCCAGTGCCGGGAAGTTGATTACCGTCCAACGCTCGCCCTTATGTGTTCCTTCACGTATCTCGTCAGATTCTTTCTTGAGTAACCTACCTACCAAATCGTCTTCATGCCATCGCGTCATAACGACTATAATGCGCCCGTCAGGCGTTAAACGTGTGTACAGTGTTGATGTGTACCAACTCCATAATCCCTCACGTATAACCTCGCTGTTGGCTTCCTCAGCGTTCTTAAGTGGATCATCAATAATAGCTATGCGTGCGCCCTTACCAGTGATAGGGCCGCCTACACCAGCAGCATTCACACCACCGCGATATCCATCTATGCCCCATGATTCGGCGGATTGACGGGCAGATGATATCTTAACGCCAAACACAGATTCACGGTCTACAAAGGTGTCTCGTGCAATCCGGTTATTGTCCCGGCTCAGTGACAGCGCATAGGATGCTAGGATGATTTCATCATTCGGGTTCCTTCCAATGTGCCAAGCAGGGAACTTCTTGGACACCCTCTCTGATTTACCATGACGCGGTGGCATCGTGACAATCAATCGCTTGATCTTGCCAGCAGACACATCCATAAGCGCCTTATCAAGCACATCCAAGTGTTTGCCCTCTGCATCCCTGCCCTCACTGTCAAAGTCGATAAAAAAGCTAAAATCATGCTTGGCTAATATCTCCCATTGTCTACTGAGTGGTACTGGCTTGCCGTTTCCATAGCTGTTTAAGAAGCTCTGCACTGTCTGGGTCTGTTGTGATGATTTGTTCGACAGTGTACTCATGATTGTGATTCACCTCGCCCTGCACATCTGCAACCATTTTATCTACTGGTTTATATCCAGCTCTATCGAGCAAATCCCTCGCTGCAACCAATCTATCCTTATGCTGAGCAGTCTTATCATTCATTATCTCTAACATAACTTCTCGCGCCTTAACAGCGTCATCAGCAAACATCATTCGCAAGTCCTTGTTAAGGTTCTGTTCAGTTCTGTTAAGATATTGTTGAACTTCAACAGACTTTAACAATCTGCTTCCTTGACTTGATGCTGTTTTCTCACTATATCCAGCAGCTATTGCAGCATGAGTCGCATTGTTACCATTCTTTAGATACTCGTTCACAAATAGCATAATTTGCGGTCTCAGCTCTGCCATGTGTCTACCTCCTCTCTCCAAACCAACTGTAACACTGTAGCGCCATCATCAACGCTATACATCCCGGTAACCAGCCTATCCTAATGGCTATCCTCATGTACCACGGGAACTCCCTTAGATCAAACATAAAGCTTACTGCGATGTAACAGATACCTATACATAGTAATAGAATCATGCTCCTGTTTCCCTTCCTAACTTAAAGCAATAAAAAAAGCCACCTACAAGGCGACCTTTAAACTCATATCGTTTGTTATCATTTACGAATTGCTGTGAACACGTATTTTCCTTGTTCTTCATCTTTGCGGCTAACTATTTCGTAGTCTTCTGTTTTCTTTTGATCCATTTTCAAACGTCCATATAGTTCGTCTCTGGCGATATTTTCGACAATTTGACCCGTCAATTCTCGCGCCTCCTCAAAAGTAAACTCAACTGTATACACATTCTCCATGTCGATCATCTCCTTGCCACATATATTATCATTTATTGCATATTCCCGTGTACCTTACTTTACCGTCACCCCTCGGTGTTTCGGGTTTAGATTACGGGATGTGTTATTCTACTGCTTCATACGTCTGCTCAAATATATCTGGCTTACATGGGTAGTACTCGCCCTTTATACCTCGAATGATGTAGTCACCTAAATCCGCTTGCATTGTTCCTTCTAGCGTCTCAATCTCGATGTATGTCCTGCCTTCTGGTGTTCCATTTGGTGCAGTAGACACTCGTAGAAATGGAACATTCATAAACCCGGCTATATCCATACTGTTGTGTTCCTCGGCCGCTCCATGCTTACATGGTATATCTTTGATCACTTTGAACTGAATAGCCTCAATCACTACTGGCTTTTTACGATATTTTGCCAACTGTATCCCTCCTTATAGGAAAACCCTCTATACGGCCTCCGCTTCGCTAAGTATTTCGTTCGACTCGATGGCCTTCGGCAAAAACAAAAGCGCCCGTAGGCGCTCTATACTGTATGTGTTCCTTCTACTCCACGAGCTTCACGACCCATAGTCCGTTTACGCAACCACATCAATGATTCTTCCAATTTCGTGATTGCAACTGCATTCTCCCGGCATCGGTAGTCACTGTTTTGGAATCCTTCCAATCGTCGGAGAACCATATTGATCAAATCTTCATTGGCAACTCCATTCACTCCATTTTCTTTGATTGGCCCTTCCTGGAAATGAACCTTTCCGATCACATTTCCGCTTAGATCATGGACCTCGAAATAGTGTGGTGCGTTGAATTGATAATCCTTTTCGTGATGCACAGTAGTATATTTTTCAGTAAGCAATCCATTCGTCATCTTTACTAATCCCATTTTCATCCTCCTCATTGTCATAAAACAAAAAGAGCAACGGTTATCCGTTACCCTCTCTGTACAGATATCATTTGAAGAAACAGCGTGGACAGCGACTGCGCATTTAGCTACCGTTGCCCATCGCATATTTCCTATACTACTATTATACCCGTTCCCGTGCGGGTTTTGGGGGAATAATTTGCGGGTTTTATGCTGGATTTATGCGGGATATCGAAACTGTCCGTCCCTATCAAACATGTGGTCAAAGTTCTCGATATGTTCAATTTCATCGTCCAATGGTTTTAACGCATTTATCAGTTGTTTTAATGCTGATGTATGCCAAGCAGCCACTGTCCCACGATCCCGATGCACTTCATGCGCTATTTCCTTGATAGACTTTTTGTTTTGGTCCAAATATTTACGTGTTATTACTATTCGTTCGTTATCAGATAATACTTCATCAACTGCGCCTTTAATCATTTTAACAATCAGCGAGTATCGTCTATAATCCCAATCACCTGCCCTCATTAGCCTGTGATTTTTCATGTTTATTGGCATCAATGGTCCTGATGAACCTAAACCTGATTCTATATTTCTTACAGCGAATTCATAAGATCTGTAGTCTATAAGCATTTTAATAACTTTTTCCTTGTCCATATTCTCCCTCCTCGTACCGTTGTTTAAACGCTCCATCCTTGTATGTTCTCCACCACAGATCGTCTGAGTATACCAACCATTCGTCAGGCATTACATGGACCACTTGACCAGCTTTAAAGCGCAGTGTGACCATATACGGAGGATACATCCATTCATGTTGTCTATACGTTATTACTACTTCCGCATTAACAAAATCGCGAATAGCATTTATCACTTCTGGCGTATCTTTAAGCTGTATAGCTTTTACAGTTTCATCCTTACGGTGATATATCATTTCAGGAAAAGGCAGCCGTTAGGCCACCTCTCCTTTACCAAATACCTTTAATTCTAACGCCGTGAGTCTTTCCTCAATTGTCTTTCCTGCCACTTGCTCACTAGCGTTCCCTTCAACCACTCCGTTGGTTGTGTCCTCTTCCGTTTGAAACTGCGTAGGCAGTTCTACAACGTCTGCCTTTTCCACACCGCCAGGTTGTGCCAGATCCTCATTAGCACGTTTTTGTTCTTCGGCTGCTCTTCGAAACTGATCCGCTTCTTCAGCGGTCACCTCCCGATACTTACCTTTTTCCAGATAGTTAAAGGTGATTTCTTCGTCAGTTTCAGCCAATTTTGCCTTATAGTTAGCTCTTCGGTTATCTAGAGGTTGTATATCATAAATAGCTGGACGTGTACTTTTCAGCTTCTCCATAGCTTCTGCCAAATTAGTATTAAGGTTCGTGTCGACCACCTTTGTTGCCGCTTTGGCTCCAATCGCAATTTCTGTTCGAAGATCCTGTACATGATCGTTTAGCCGCTCAATTTCTGTTTTAGCTGTAGCTAATTCAGCAGCTGCAGCATCACGTTTAGCTGAAATATCCTCAATCTCCAGTTTGGCATTGCTCAATTCCGTTTTGGACTGTGCCAATTTATCAGATATTTCGTTGTTCTCAGAGATGAGCTTAGCAATTTGTTCTTCATACTCTTTTTGGAGCTCATCAATTCTTGTAGCGTAATTGGTGGTCAGCGTTGTTACCTTTGTTTCGATAGCAAACTTAGCTACTTGATAAGCTGCATCACTGTCAAAAAGAGTTCTGATATTCACGTCTCCGTTGTCGAATGATATGCCGTCCAAAAAATAACGTGGTTCAGTTGTAGTTACATCCGTTTCTTGTGTTTGTACTTGCACATTTTCCTGATTTCCCACTACACACACCTCAATCCGATTATTTTAATCTTTATACTATGATTATACCATATTTAGTGCCTTGATAGTACATTTTTCGCACTATTACACAACATTTCGTATCTATTTGATATTTGACAAATTATAAATTGTCGTAATCATTATCTTCTTTATAATCCTCATCATCTGGATCAAATGCTCCAAATTCAATTTGTATAAACATCTCTTTAACAAATCTAACCACTTCTAGATGCGCGACTTCCTCATTTCCATTCTCATGAGCCCAATCCATTATTTTTTGTCTAGAAATCATTTTTTTCAACTCTCTCTTTGAGAATTCATGTTCCCACCTTATCCGGTGGTTTACCTTTGATCATATGACCGTCCATTTTAAACCACCTAGCAGGCTCGTAGAGACCTTTTAACTTCCTACCTAGTATTCGGTCATCCATCACTAGCAACACGCCTATACGAGTCCCAGAATCGTCCATAAGGGTATATCCGTCTTTGTGGTTGATCCAACATGCTATCATATCTCTTCCCACCCTCCATTTTTGTAAGTGATCAACTTGAGTTCAATGTCCGGGTACTTAGAGTCAAATAGTTTGCGCTTTATGTTAAAGTCCTTGGTCTTCACCCCTTTCACGTCTACCACTATGGTTTTACCATGTTCCTTGTACTTAAAGTCTGCTCGGTACTTCGTCGCTCTGATCGTCCTACCAAGCTTTTTAAATGCTGGTATCAATTCAAACTCCGGCTGTAACTCTAAATCTGTTATCAAGCCGGCTCGCTCCATAAGATTGAGTTGCGTGTAATACATAGATTCCATCTTGCTATCAAAGGTTATTCCGTTTAATACTGTCTGCTGGGCTCCATATTTGTTAGCTCTCATGCTGCCTCATCCTCCTGTGCTTTCTCCCACTCTAACTCTGCTCTAGCTATACGCAGCGATCCTTCAAGGTCCTTATCTAAGTAGTCATAATCGTCTATTGGATTCATGGGGTATCCTCTCCTTTTAAAGCAGCGCGGGCACGATTGCCTCTATCAACATCCACCAGACCTAAATCATACTCATCGTAGTTGTCCTGGTCTGCATAAAACTCCAGCGCCTTATCCTTAATCTCTATCTGTTGTAGGAGGTATTCAATCGGCTCAATAACGGCCTTCGCCGTAAAAGCTATGTTCCGTCCTTCCGCTAACGACCTCTTAGTCGCTTCATGCGCTTTGCGTATCTTTTGTATCTTATCCATGGTTTAGACCTCCATATCGCAGTTTGTAACTGCACATATTAGTTTTCGATTAAGGTTATATTCCGTATCCTTGTACACGAAGATGAGCCAATCGGGTGATAATTTATCGTCGCTCCCCATTACTGCAAAGTCTGCGATTTTATCTTTTAATTCTTCATCCACGTCAAAGAAGTCCATTACATTTCCGCCAACAAAATGAATTTGTATGAAGAACTGTTTCATATCCCTTATTCCTCTCCTTCCCTTTAGGGGCTGTATTATTGAATCCAGACTGTTTCACCAAACATGTTTTTGTGTGATGTTACTTTAGGTTCAGATGTGTACTCAGGCTCGTTGCGATTACCAAGTGTTATGATCGAAATCTCCGCTTCGGGATTCTTCGTCTTTAACTTTTCAATCAACTCTTTTACTTTCATTCCTCTATCCCCTCTCCTTGGGTAGCTATTAGAGCTGCTAAACCGATGGCTTCAGGCATGGTTTCTCTAAACGCAGGAATGAAAATCCCCTTATTGGCAATATGAAAATTACACATGTTGTCTCCTAAATTTGCTTTACCCAGGATGACAGATCCACTTTTCTCAGATGCTTCACCGAGAGTAAAAGAGAACCCTTTGCCCTTCATCTTCTTAATCACTTCCCATGCTTCTCCCATTTTCTTTGTGAACTCAGGAATGCTTGACGACCATCTTCGCTCTCCAATCTTCCACCCATGTCAATTTAGATTTTCATTGTATTCGGTTTTCATGTTTAGGACAGTTTCTCCTACCCAAGCATCTCGTTCACGTGGACTCATACTATTCCATTTAGCTATTACTTCATCTCGATTCATGACGACTGCCCCCTTCATCCCACGGATCTAATAAACCAACTTCATACAATTCTTTTGCTGTCTTATGATCAACTGGCTTGCCGTTATAGGTATTAGCTTTATCCGATACTGGCGATCCTGGTTTGTACCAACCTGTTGTATTTTCCCGCTCTGTCAACTCCCTGGGACTGTCATATGCCCCTATCTCGGAAGCTCCACATGCTTGACAATAATATGGACCGCACTGGACATAAGCACCCATATGACCAAAACCAGTATCGACCCAATCCGCATGGCATTCACTGGAGCAATATGGGCATTTCTCTGTCGGATGTTCAAACATCTATCTTCTTCCCTTCATATTGGAGTCTATAGTCAAAATCCTTGAATTTTCCGTATTGCTTAAGGTTCATCATTTCCGCAGTTCCTACCGACCCCTCACGGTTCTTGGCCACGATGATTTCGATAATGTTCTTTTTCTCTGTATCTCGGTTGTAATAGTCGTCCCGGTACAAGAAGGATATGGTGTCTGCGTCTTGCTCGATGTTTCCAGACTCACGCAAGTCTGACATCATTGGACGTTTGTCCTGGCGCTGCTCTACGTTTCGGCTGAGTTGAGCCAGTGATATAACCGGACAATCATTTTCACGCGCCATCTGTTTAAGGCTGGCACTAATATAACCGACTTCTTCATTTCGGCTGCTGAACTTCTTTCCGCCTTTAATGAGTTGCAGATAGTCGATATATACAATCAAATCAGGATGCCTCTTTTTAAGTTTCCTGACAGCAGCCCGTATTTCTTGAATACTCAAGCCTGGACGATCGTCTATAAACACATTCATGTCTGTCAGCACTGATAATCCAATGGTGTATGTCTCCCATTCGTCGTCTCGCAGCTGTCCGGTTCGGATGCGCTCACCATCTATGTAGCACTCGGCGGCTATCATCCGGTCATACAATTGCATCTCAGGTTGCTCTAGGCTGAATATAGCGACTGTAAGGCCCTCCTTACCGTTTCTAACGGCGTTGTTTAGGAGGAAGGCTGTTTTGCCCATAGAAGGTCTTGCAGCCACGATATTAAGCGTCTGCTTCTGCCATTTGCCTGTTATCCGATCCAACTCTGTGCCAACCGTACTTACTCCTAATGCTTGTCCGTTGTACTTCTTGTCATTCAAAAGTTCGAAGTGGTTCATGAGACCATCTTTAATATGCGAGAAGCCTTCTTTATCACGAGACTGGTCACCGATTTTCTCAGCAATGCTCATTAGCTCTGCCGCAAACTCTACAGGGTCTTCATGACCGCCACTATATACTTCTTTGACAGCAATCAATCCGGTTCGCATTAAATACTTTTCCTTCACAATGCGTTCATGTGATGCGAAGTCCGAAACGGATGGAACCGACTTACTCAGGTCAACCAAATAGCTCATACCGCCGACATCCTGCAAGGCTTGTCCCATACGTGAAGTTATAGATACAACGTCTATCTTTTTATTTTCTTCTCGTAATGAGAGCATGTTTTCAAATATGACCCTATGACCCTCGTGATAAAATGCATCTGGCATTAGTAGAGACTCGTATATCAAATCTGGAGCTAGCAGGATGGAGCCAAGTACAGATTGTTCTGCCTCTAAGCTGAAGTAGCTCATTGAGCCTCAGCCCGTTTCTCTGCCAATAACCTCTGCATCCAAGCCTGTCTGCTTATACCTTCCCTGACCCACGGCGGATCTTTTGGTATATCTTTGCGTTCTTCATCTTGCCTGCGGATCATCTCACGCGTTCTCTCGATTTCCTTATTAGCTTCAATTCTCTCATTCTCTTTTATTAAAGTAGGTATGCCAGGAGCAAAGTCCTTCCCCAAGCTTAGATAGTCGCTCAAGTTAGCCATTACGGTTTCGAAGTCATATTGCTGGAGTTTATCCACCCAAATATCTACAACCGATTTATCAATCTTCCAACTTGGGAAATATGCTGCTGTTTTCTTTACGATATCAATAGCTTCTCTTTTTTCCATCTACCCCAGCTCCCTTTCTAATTCATCAAATATAGACATGCGACTGTTTTTGGCTCCGATGCCTTTATGCTTCTCTTTAATGGCATTGGTATAAAAGGAAAATGAATGAACCTTGCCGCCGTCTTCAACCTTTTTAGCGTGTTTTTCCTCCATAACATTTATAATCAGATCCGCCTGCACTCCTTTGCTTAGCAATGCAGTAACAGTAGGCCAATCTGATGGTTTCAAACCCATACATTGATGAATACGTCCGTACTCTTTATTTACTTTTTCAAAATCATTATTTTCGCCAGTAGTAATTTCTTTAAGATTTTCTTTAAAAGACTTTCTTTCTTGGTACCCTAATTCGGGTACTCCCCCCGTACTCGAATTAGGGTACTCCCCATACTCCGATTCGGGTACAGTACTCTTTTTAGGGTGTACTCTATTTAGGGTACTGTCCTCTATTTGCCACTCTCTGAAATTTTTATTGAAGCCAATCTCTCGGCTGGTTGTGTAAGTTCCTTCGGCGTAAACCTTTATCACCTTCATTTCAATGAGCTTGTCTAATTCTCGTTTCACCTGAGTTTTTTTAGTATCAGTCGCCTCAGCTATAAACGAGAGTGACATACCATGACTTTTCCTTTGAAACCCATAGGTGTTCCTTAAGATGGATATGATGATTCCATATTGAGTTCCGTTGAATTTTCGTTTTGCAATTTCCTCAAGTATTTCATTAGTTATCCGTGTAAACGGTGCATCCAATTGACTGGACATCTAATCACCGCCTACATCGCTTGTTTGTCTTGATTACCTGAGTGGCACGACCATTTTTTCATGTACTCATTAACTGCCTTGTCCAAAAATTGCTGCATTGGTATTCCGTGCTCTACGCAGAATAATTTCAACCTTTTGTGGTCCTGCGGATCGAGACGGTAGGGAATATTTTTTGTCTTGGTGTATTCTGCCATTATCATTCACTCCTTCAAGTCTCATTGACGTCATTATAACACGTTATCGTTTATTTTGTAACGTTATCGTTATATTTTAGTTTATACCGTTTACTTATCGCCTACTATACGTATGATAGGAATAGGTGATAAGTGATGATTAAAAGTAATTTGCCGATGCTTATGGCAGGTAAAAAAATTAGAAGTATAAACAAATTAGCTAAGGAAACTGGCGTGAGTGCCCCGGCTCTGGGTCGCCTATACGATGGGACTAACATCCGTATTGACTATTCAACTATTGAAGCACTCTGCGCCTATTTTGAAATTGGTATTGGTGAACTACTGGAGTACGTACCAGACGAGGACTAAGCCCCTCTCTGCTCTAACCGATCCATCTTTTGCTTTATGCGGTCTATCTGCCATTCGTAGTGCATGACATCCGCATAATTACCGTATCTGTCGGCCTCGTCTCGCTTCTCTACAGCATAGGCGAGGTCAATTTGCAATAGTGTGTATTCGTTGTTATCTGCCATCTTTAATTTCCTCCGAGTCTTTTATGAGACGATCAAGGTAATATCTCGCCTTCTTCAAATCTTCCAATCCATTCTTATGCTCATAGCGAGATATATATTTAATTACATTGCCTGCTAGAAAGCCTCTGTAAGCCACAGGAGACATTTTCGCATGCATGAAGTCAATTGGTTCAATGCCACCGAAAGAGTAGTGAGACGGGCGTATAGCATCACTCATGGGCAACTCTCCCTATGCTCAATGTGTTCGGTTCAATCGGCGTGATGAGCATATACCTATCTATACTGACTACACCCACATATAACAGTAATGCGCATAATATATAGGTATAGGCTCTTATCATCGACTTTTCCCCCAATAGGTTGTACATACACAGAAGAAGATCCACATCCAAAATGCCATCCAAGGGGGAGCCATCATCCAATCAGCTATGGTCATAGCTTGTCTCCTTTACCTTGCAGGAAAGACGCTTGTTCAGGCTGCACATGCGTGTAGAGTATTTGCCACATACAATCTGCTGCAGCACTTGGCTCTTCATAAAGGTTATATTCCGCTATAGCTTTTTCAATTGCACTACGCAGTTTGGCTATCTCTGTATCCTTTTGTTGTATAAGGGATTCAGCCTGATCCGCTCGGTTTTTATGTTCTGTCCTCTTGGTTTCCCAAAAGTCTCTTTCCTTCTTCAACTTGTCATAATTGGCGCTAAGGGCTTCATAGTCAGACTCTGCTGCGTCAGCGCGTTCTTTCTCGCGTTTCGCCTGATGGAGCCAGTAGGTAGTAATATCAGGTTGATCTGCGATAAGTAATTCCCTTGACCATGCTTCATCCACTTTCATGCACAGATTCATATCCTCTTGCCAGTTACGTTCTGTCATACCTCTTCACCTTCTACCTTTTGTAGTTTATCTATTAAGCAGTAGCCGTCCACTACATCAGCAAACATCCCTTTTCTAGATGGCCACTCCACACGTGCTTTGTCCTTCTTTTTGGATATAGCAATGACTTTTCCGACATGCCAACTTGAATGCTGCTTGTGCCGTACCAGATCCCCTACCTGTATATCTGGCTGCTGTGGTGGGTCTGGATCAAAATCACCATCATTAATGGAAGAATACAGAGATTGATAAAATGCACTTCTTTCTCCATCTTTCCATTTAATAAGCTTATCTGCATCTATTAAGCGTTGTTTATCTGTCATTGTTGTTCCTCCCCAACCTCTTCACCTTCATATTCATCATCCAAAGACTCTACATACCGTGTATGATCATCTTCCGAATCACCAACATACTCGTCGTTAATGTAATAGCTGTACGATGTGTATGGATGGGCAGTGACGCAATCCGTGCAGTATACTTCATCATTAATTTCATAATGTGCCGTTTCTGGCGGCAGGTCTGTTTTACAGTGATGACAAACTCTTTTAACCATATATATCCTCCCTTGGTATCATTACGTGCATACAAACGATATGATAGGTGTCGTGTGACCGACACCCTGTATAGACTTAATCCTGGCCTGATAATGTAATATAAGCAGCCTCTGCCCTCTGGCGTGGGCTGGCGTTAAGCAAAAATGCTATATTAATTTCATCCCACACAGTATCTTTATCTCGTTTAAAATCGTAACATGCCTCATACAAGTTAATTACATAGGCTACTCGATCCAACTCTATTGCTGCTGCCTGTACCTCCAGAGAGGTGGCAGGATCATTGCAGTAATCGGGCACCAGCTTCCAAGCAGTGATTTCGTCGTCACATACGCCTGACATATATTTGTTATCGCTTGATATCAAAACGAAGTGATCTCCGGGCGTCGTGTGTACGCTGTACCCCATCAACTGCGCCAGTTTCCGGTTAAGCTGCTGGTCTGTCATATCTATCATCCTTTCGGTATGGCCTATCCTTTATTTCTAAAGTGTTTAATGAAAGCATCAGTAACCAGATATATTCCCCATCCCATAATGAACATGGTTATATAATCCCATATTATTTCAGCCTTGCTTTGTGGAGTTGCATTCCATCCGAAATATGCTGTTTCAATGATATTGATTAAAAATCCGGCAACAAGTATTTTCCAACCTAATTTGTATTGTCTGTGACTGTTCATTTTTATTCCCTTCCAACGCTCCTGGGTGAGCGTATTGTATTGGTGGTTACTCCCTACCTAATGCTGTGTTGATATGGTTAAACGCCGACAATAGAGATTGTTCATCCTTACCGTTAGCAAATGCTAAGTTCTTCTGTATAGCTGCTTTGGCTTCTTCCAGTGCCTTTTGGTATCTGTATGCTTTGTCTGTCATGTTTAATTGACTTGCAACGGATGTATCCAGATCGGCAGACAGCCGGGCTATTGTCCGGTCCCTCTCTGCCAACTCATCGGTTTTACTTACAAGTTGCCGCCGCAATTCCGCAGCCTCGTGCTCCATCTTGAGATAGTTTTTGTCGGCATTATCAAATGCCTTTTCCCATTTAGTAGCCTGCTGCTGGAGTGAGTCTACCAAATCCAATAGGTATGGAATGTCTTTGTATTCACCCCCCGTTGCTCCTATGGATTCTGCTAATTTTAAATTAAATTCAAATCTTTCCTTGATTTCTCTAATCCGTTCCTTGCTCATTAGCTTTGTCCTCCTTGAATTCTTTAAAAAATGCCTGTGACAGCATCGTATAAATATCCGTATCAAACGTGCAGTATCTGTAATGCACGTATCCATCTATATCTTCGTATAGGGCAAAAACCAGCTGTCCATCTTCATCCGTATAGAACCGCTCTATCCGACGTTTGAGGTGTATCACTCACCTTTACCGCCTCCTTGGGATGCCAAGTGCTGATCTACAAACACATAATCTTTCGAGCTTATCCATCCATATTTCCAACCTGCTTGGGCAATCGTTGTACGGACAATGATATTGTCTTTATTTCTACTGCAATGGCTATGAGCAATGAACTCCTGTCCGATCTTATCTGCATACCAATTACGAGGATGGTCAGCGGAAACTATTTTGATTTTCCTGCCTTGTATACTCATGACTGTTCTTCCTCCCTTACCTCAATCTTGAAAAGATTTAATATCCGAGATAACTGCGCTCGTGGCGGACCTCCAAAATTATGAATCTTCTCGATCTCAGCTTTCCAATATGCCGTGCAATCCTCAAACGCCTTGCTCCGGGCCTTACGACGCGCCTCATCTGCAATATGGGTGATCGCTAGTTCAATGGTTTCCTGAGCACTCTCAGCTGTCAGAAACACATGGTTTCCATGTCTTTCGTAATCATTCATGACTGTTCACCCTCCACGAAAAATCTAATATTATACTCAGACTCACGAATCCTCTTTATTGACCGATTACCATTCTGGTCAGTGACCGCTAAAGTAACAATTCCCTGTCCGTGTTGCAAAACTGTACCGGATACAACTTTGATTTTTCCGTTCTTGAGCTGTTTTGTGCAGGCAGCATTCATCGTTCGTCGCTCCTTTAAGGTATATAGGGGTATAGGGTAAGAGGCTGTTAAGCCTCTCCCACCCGCGTTTATTTACAGAACCTTGCCACCGTGACGTTGAGGTCGCGTTGCGTTATAGGCCATCTTTTCGGTGATCGCCCGTTCCAGATCAATACCGTATCGGCCTGCTGCATCGAATACCCGGATAACGATATCTGCCAGCTCAGACGGTATACCGCACGGTTTGTATTCTGGGGTTAATTGCTGTGTTGCATGGCCCATTACCTTGTGTTGGTACCATTCTTCATCCGGTTTGCTACCCGCCCGGAAGTCCTCCAGAGCCTCAGACGCCTCCGAATGAATGAGAGCAATGATTTCCCCGAAGCTGCGTTCCTCGTCCCACCATCCTTTGCTTATGACGTTTTGATGGGCTTCTTGTACGAGATAGTTGATAGTACCAGGAACGCGATAAACGAGTCTATTGCGTTCAAATCCATTCGCATACCCCTCACCAAATGCCAGAGCCAAGATACAGATTGATTCTTCATCACCGTACTTGACCACCGTATCCTTACTCACTCCAACATAAGCCAGCTTGTCCAGCATTTCCGGTGTGACATCCACCAGCATATAAGCATCGTCTCCGCCTTGTTCATCGACCACTTCCAGACTGTTCAGTACGTCTAAAATTGCTTGTTTGTTTAACATGTATATCTCTCCTTTGGTATAGGTAGTAGGGGGTGTATCCCCCTTAAAATAGTGTTAGTTGCTCTATTTGTAAGCTTTTTAAAAATTGCTCTGCTATATATTTGCTGTAAGCCGGCGGTATAGCCTGGGCCAACTCGTACTGATTAAGACCAGGCAAGCCCATAATCTCTCTTGCAAGCGGCACGCCACTGAAATGTCCAACAATCTGCAGAAATTCCCCGTCCTTCGGCGGTCTTCCCATTTTTGTATTCTTTGCAACATGTGGCGGATGAACCGGTTGTTCTATCTCGAAACTGGATTCAAAGAGCCGATGCCGATAGGTGCGTAATCCGAACATCGTTCCGCATAACAAAACCGGTTCAATCAGGGGTGAGTCCGGAACGTTTTCTATGACATATGGAACACCGGTTTCAATGAGCATTTCCCGCGTTGCTGCAATCAGGTCCGGATATTCCTTCCCTGCCCTTCGCCACTGCGTTCCTGCCTTCGTGTACTCCTGACAAGGCGGCGAAGCCCAAATGAAGTCAAACTGTCTTAGGAACTCTATCGAAAGCTCCAGCACATCCGATTGTATGAAATCATAGGGGTATTTTTTTTGAGCTTCTATATCAACACCGGTTACCGTGAAACCAGCTTGATATAGCCCTCGACTCGCACCACCTCCGCAGCAATACAGATCAAGAGCTTTCATGTTGAACCTCCTTCTTATCCCCTATGGGGCTTAATCGTTAATGCCAGGTACCTTAATACCTGCTATTTCAAGAGCCTTTGCCATACCTTTTCGATATATTACGTTCTCCGTGTCATATTCAGCTAAATAACCTTTTGGTTCTTTGAAATGCGCAAGCATCCGCTCCTCCATCGTTTGCCTTACTTCATAACCGATGTATAAAGCTCGGATAATGGTATCCAAAGGAACTCCGTTGAGCACATCGCAAGGCTCTACCCATTGGTGCGGATCTGCTGCATGGTTGCGTATGAATGACTCTGCCGTCCAATGATATGCAGCTTGAATTGAATCAATTGCCTCTGCCTGTGCTTGGGTTAAAATTGCTTTATTCATGTGTTTGTCCTCTCTGCCCTTGGGGGCTATATATTTAATCCTCAAAACGCTCTCCGTAACCATAAGATGGAGCTGGCTTACTAAAATTGTTCAAGGCATCAGATATCATATTTGTAAAAACAAGCATCTCTTTATCATCCATAGCTTCCAGCAAACGTACTTCCTTAGCCTTCAAAGTTCGGCCTGCCGCTGAAGTAATCAGTTCTATGACTGGCTTTATGCTCTCCAAGCGTTCTTTTTTCTCGAATTCCACACGTTGCCGCGCCGCCAGTTTACGGTTGTGCTCTTCCCAATCCTGTTCATCGAACCAAAAGTAATCGCCGTATTTATCACGGAATGCCGATATCCAAAATTGAAGGAGTTCTTCATTTATTTGTATTCGATCATGGCAAGGCCAGCAGAGCCGCAGGCCGTTTGTCTTGACTCCTCGCCCTTTTCTCCCGCGCGGATAAACGTGATGAGTAGTCGTGGCTTCGGCGGCTTTACAACATTCACAGACTCCGTTTGAATCAGCAATCAGTTCTGCAATTACATCCTTCGGGAAATCACCGCGCTCCTTGGTGTTAGGTCGTGACTGGTGATGGGCCAGAATATTCTGGCGCCACTCTTGTATAGGTTTCTTTCTTTTCGCAAGTGCCATAGCTACCTCCTAAAATGGTCCGTCAATGGGATCGGGTAACGGTCCGCCATCGTCGTAAAATGGGTCTTTATCACGGTCATATTTGTTCATATCGTCACGCTCCTGCTGGATAGTCGTTGAGTTGATTAATCAAGGTACTGGCTTCTTTTTTGGTTAGCTCTTTGATGCTCTCTTTGCCTGAGCTCACTTGTCTGATCATCAGCCTGAAATCTTCCTCTGATATATTTTTTTCATTTTTAATACGATGACTGTATTTAACTTGAGCTTCACTAATAAGCATGCTAGTTGGTGTTTTATTTTCGTTGTTAGGTGATGAATTATTAACTTTTGGCGTCTCTGGTTCATCCTGAACTACAGATTTAACTATAGGATTTTGAGGTTTCCCAGAAGCAGTAAACCCCTCAGGTAATGCCCATTCCGGAAGTGTTGGAGTATCCCAATAGCCTTTGATATATTCATCTCTTCCAGATGACTTCACTTTAACGTTGGCATAATGCTCACCACGTTCTTTCAGAGGTATCCTATTTTGATCAAGCTTGTACAAGTAGCGACCTATGCCCCACTGTACAGCTGCGCGCTTCATAGCACCTGACAATCCACCTTTAACAGCGTCCATATTGCTGTCATCTGATCCGTCCCATTTAGTTATCCATTCATCGCCAATTTTCACCGATATGCCGCAAAGCTGGCTTCCTTGCTTCCATTCTTTAAATTCATTTTTCCAGCCTGCAGGACCAAATATTTCATCAAGTCGATTCATAATGGCTCTGTTCGTCACGTATACAAGGACGAATACAAAGTTGCCATTTGAGGTTTTTTGTCCACGATCTACTCGCCATTCAACCTCGTCTGGTGGAAATGGAGCTTGTAGGGACTTCATTATCTCCTTCGGGTCCATCTGCTTCATCCTCCAATTCATAAGTAATCCTTACGGGCCTAATTTCATATTCATCGGGGTTTTCAGGTCGGAATTGATTAATATATAGGAAATGATTAGCTTCATCTTCGTCGTAATAGAGATAGGCTTTGGTTAGTTCATATACAATTCCGCGCGCAAGATGATGAAAGTGACTTTTCGACTTATGCCGAATTACATACCGAATCTTCTTTTCGCAGATTTTCATACCATTCGACCTTTCGTTGTGGTATAATCACAATACTTACTTTTGATGTGTCCTTGATCTTAGCTGCCGTTGCATCGGCAGCCTTTTCTTTTTTATAAGCTATCACCATGTTTTTCAGGTACACCCTCAGCAACGTTTTTGTTAGCGTTCCGCGTTGTTTTGCTATCTTTGCCAACTCCAGAAACACCCTGCGATCCGTCATCCTTCTTCACCTCCGAGTATTTGACCTCACCTCCCCAGCCATAATGCTTTAATACATCATCTACGTTGCGAAACCTCATGCTATACGTTTGTCCTCCCTGCTGTCCTCCGGATGAAACATCTTGTCCAATTCAACTGCGCGCTGCTCGTAGATCACGTCAGGACGTTTCAAATCGAAATCTACTGCCCATTGACTATCTGACTTTCCTAACTCCATTTCATCAGCCAACTGGTTGATCCAAAATGCTTGGTCCCGTAGATATGCGATGTACTCAGTTCTGGTCATGTTAGCAAGCCCCTCCATATACTCGCCGCCCTCCTGCCTCTTTAATGAAGTGATTTGTTACACATCCATCATCCAGAAACAAATCACCGTCGATAATTACATAGCTGTCCATGCTTGTGTTGATCTCGCATCCGCATCCACATTTGCAAATCACTGCGCTGGTTGATTCAGGACGTTTGAACGGGATAATTGGTGTCAGTAAACGGTTTTCAATCTCCTTTGGATGTTTAGCCACTTTTCTTCTCTCCCTTCAATTTGTTTTTTTTAACATCTAATGCGATCTGTTTCATAAGTGCAGATGATAGCTTATTTAGTGATAATTTAGGCTTTTCTTTATCCGGCAGATTATGCAGAAACATGGTGCTCATACTCTTTCCTCCGCTTCTTTAAATGTTGTGGGAAAAATTCACTTTCATGGTTACCATACAAGATGTACAATGGGTTGTGGTTGTGTTTACAGGTGACAAGTCATGCCGTATGCCCTCTAAACTTATTAAGGAAATACATTTGACCTCTGGTTGTGACCACCGTTGTCTTGGTTGTCCGTGGCTCTTCATCAGGTTTGTTAATTACGCCTGTTTTCACTTCAAACAATCGAAGATCCATTGACCGTTGTGTTGGCATGTTGTAATGTTCACCCTTTTTGCCAAGGTATCCATTCTCGCGTAGCCAGCTGTACAAGCGGCGTTCACCAGTATCAATGCCGTTCTGCTTAAGCAATTTCGCAAGGTTTGCAACTAAGATACAGTCTTTAGAAGCTTGTAGAGAGTTAGCGAACAACACTTTAGGTTCATCAGCCACAACCTTTTTTTCAAGCGCTTTACGCGCATCCTGTTCTTTCTTCAAGGCGGTGATAACTCCAATAATGTAATCTGGATCTTTTAAGGTCTGTTCCATCGTTTCAGGCGTAATATAGGCGCCATGTTTTCTAATGGAAGGAATGACTTCGTGTGTGATCCAGCGTTTGAATTGTTTAGCCTCAGCTTTTCGGCTGCCAAGGATTAAGGTGTATAGTCCAGGTTCGTTGACTGCATTAACAGGAAGTCCATTACTCGCACCCTCGATTGAAACGAGGGTGCGTTCGTCCTCGTCTAAACGGCGCAATGCATCTGAGGGATTTCCTATTTCGAGCACATCACACACATCTTTTGCTATAAACCATGGTTCGTTTTGAATTGATACAGTTCTTACTTCATTTGATCCATACATAAATGGTTTAATTTCATTCACTGTAATCGCTCCTTTTTTTGAAATTCGATCACGAAGCGCGATCATTTAGAGTAAAAAAAAGCTCATCAACTGTTACTTTGTAAAAACGAGCTAACTTGAGTTGCAAGTCTCTACGAGGAAACCTTTTACCTGTCTCAATCATGGCGTAAGTGCTATAAGGAATGCCGATCTGCTCAGCAACTTCCCTTAAAGAGCGGTCGCCACGAAGTTCAGACATTTTCTGATTCTTCATGTCATCCTCCTTTCAGTCACGTTTCGTGACCGCCTTATATCTATAATATACAGTCACGTTTTGTGATTGTCAACACTTTTATTCACTTTTCGTGATCAAATTTATAATGTTCACGTATTGTGATATATAATAATCATCTGGAGGTGGGAATTTTGAAGTCATTTGGCGAACGTCTCTCTTATTTAAGAAACAAAAAGGGATTGTCCCAAGAAGAGCTGGCAAAAATTTTCAAGATTGCAAAATCCACTCTTGGAATGTATGAAACAGACAAGAGAGAGCCAAACCACGAAATGACAGCCAAAATCGCTGATTACTTTGGTGTTCAAATTGGATGGCTTACTACAGGAAGAAACGAGAAAGAGAGCGCTTATCCGCTCCCAGAGGAAGTTGTATTAAAAGTTATTAAGGAGGCTGAGGCGCATTATGGGGTTAGCCTGAGGGATGATCCTGTTGTCGAGTCGGCAGTGAGAGATTTAATAAACAATCTTGCGAAGATGAAGTCAGCAACTCAGAAAAGTGATTAATTAACGACTTGTTTGTTTCATTAATACCAGTCCTAGAGATTATTACATTTGCCGACAATAACAACTGTTCATCCATGTTAGCAGCTCCTTTGTGTCTATTTCAGCCGTTTTTAACATAATACCACAGAATCATACTTTTCAGGAACGTGTGTTCTGTTTTTAGCTAAAAAAAGAGAACAAGGTGGCAGTGAGATGGAGTTAGTACCCGTCCGCTGTCGTATTCCCGAGTTACTCAAAAAGATCAACAAAAATCAGCAATGGCTAGCTGATAAAGCTGGTTTACCAAAGCAAAGAATTTCCGATATTGTGCACCTGAGAACGGACAATATTCAAATTAAACGAGCCGCTTTGATAGCTTATCATCTTAATTGTAAGATCGACGATCTTTTTGTTTGGGAATTGCGGTAGCAGAGTAGCTGATGCTACTCTCGGGGAAAAGTACCATTTAAACGGTACTCGGATAACAAAAAAATTAACTTTGTCATTCCTTACCACTCACCATCACCTTTAAGATTACTATAGCAGATAATAATTGTCAGATGCTGTCGAATTACGCCGTGACAACACCAGTCAAATGGGGTTAGAGGGGTATTGACATTACATATTATGTTTACTTCTTACGATTACATAAGAGCCATCAACGAAATAAATGCGCGTTCCGTTCTTAATTGAAACCTTATCCTGCACTCGTTGTTCATTTATTATTATTGATTGATCATATCTTTTAAAGCCAAACTTACTGTATGCACGTTCTAAATCCTTTAGACGGTCCAAAGTCAAAAATGAAAAATCTTTTGTGTGGTAGGCGGGAATCTTAGCTGAATGAGCAGTCCTGCGAAACTGGTCTATCCAATTTACTTCATGTAAAGAAAATTCGGATATTGTTGAAATATCCGTCAATAATCCCGGCTGATTATCCAATTTAATTCCGATAATGTCCATGATGTCACTCCCTATAATAGTCACTAACATAATAAGCGATGTAATGACTGGACACATCGGTCAAAATATGCCAAGGAAATACCGGGAAATGACGATAACATATATAGTAATACAAATTCAGGAAGGGGTTTAAAAATTGATTACTACTATTATCTATATCGTAATTGGATTAACATCCATCTTCATTATTTTAGGACTCATTGGTACTGCTTCATTAATTTTTTCAAAAGAAAAAGACAAGAGCTTAGCAATAATAGCAATAAAGGATGTTTTCAAATACGCATTTATACTGATGCTTTTACTGCTTATATTTTACTATGTTTATCCGACACCGTATTTATATACACATTCAAAAGAAACCTTGGTCAAAGTGAACCGGCTTACTGGAGAAACAACATATTTTAGATTTAACGAGGGTTGGGTAAAGCCTGAAAGCAATGATTTGTCTGAATGAATAAAAGCTCTGCTAACCTTAATGGGTCGGCAGAGCTTTTATTGTGTTTATTCATCGCCCCGTAGGACGCTATCATAAAACTCCTGTTTTTTGGTTATATATTCATCTACACTATCGAAATATTCAAATCCCGCGTTTTTTATTAGCCAAACCATTTACCTCGCCGTTCCATTCTAAACATAAATTTCACCTCTAAATAGGATTAATTTCATTGTATTCCATATGTAAATTGAATTGCAATGAATAAAATGAATGTGTTACCATAAGAATATAAATAAGGATCGGCGGCTACCGATCCCCAGCACAACAACTTGAGTGGGGAAACCCTCCTGAAAGTTGCTTAGCTACAGGACTTTGACCCGCACGGTGCCAACCTTAGAGCGAGTCATTTACGTTTGTCGATGTAAGTTAGCAAAGCAATCAGGAAAATCCCGAAAGTAAGCACTTCACCAAACGAAATGTGCATCGCATCACCTCCTTTCGGAGGGTGCGTCCACTCAAGGTGTGTTGTGCAACCCAAATTATACCACATCAGTCCTCTATTAAGAGGGCTTTTTATTTTGTGCATTGTCACCTACAATACAAACAAACACTAAACAGGCGGTGCACAACATGGAATCTACGTTAAAAATGATACGCGCAGCTGGTTACGGGCGTGTCAGCACAGAAGAACAAGCAAATGAAGGTCACTCTCTTGACGCTCAGAGAGAATTCAATCTTAAATATATAGAAAGTGAAAAATGGATATTAGCTGGATATTTCGAGGACCCTGGATGTTCAGGAAAAAACCTGAACCGACCAGATGTGAAACGTTTAATCCAAGAGATTAAAAACAAAAACTTAGACGCATTGGTAGTACATAAATTGGACCGCTTAACCCGGGACATAAAAGACTTATATGAGATGCTACAAATGTTTGATGAATATAACATTAAGTTTGTATCTATATCCGAAAAAATAGATACAGATACCGCCATGGGGCGAATGTTTGTCTTTATGCTGGGTATATTTGCTCAGTGGTATAGGGAAAACCTATCCGAAGAAGTCACTAAAGGAATGCGTGCCCGAGCTAAAAAAGGGATACCCAATGTATTTGTAAATATGTTTGGGTACACTCGTACTCCTGAGGGCGAACTTATTATAAATGAGGAAGAAGCTAAATGGATAACATGGATATTCGAACAGTATTTAAATGGGAATGGATCTCCCACTATAGCAAAAGAACTCAACAACATGAATATTCGGCGAACTCGCGGCGGTAGATGGAGTCAAACAAAGGTTATGGACGTTTTAGAAAACCAACACTATGTCGGGAATATAACATGGAAAGGTAAAAAAGACGAAGAGAAAGACCGCGTAATAAAAAAAGGAAAGCATAAAGGAATCATCGATCAAGAAACGTTTGACCGAGTACAACGATGGATACAACGGCGCAGAGACGGTCTACGGTCTCGAAATTCTTACGAATACGCATTTGGAGGTATATTACGTTGTGGAAAATGTGGCGGACGATACAAGGGTAAATATTCGATCAGTGGGGGATCGATAACATACAATTACGTTTGTTCGAACAAAGAACGATATAATACCTGCGATCAATCGTCTATATCAGAAACGAAACTCGTAAAAATGTTATTTAAGTCACTTGATATGGATAACCAAGACTTATTTTGGAAAGATGATGTAAAGGAATCCATTAACTCAGAGGAAGAGCAAATCAGAAAAGCAATAAAGGCAAGTGAAGAAAGACGAGAACGTTGGCAAATGGCATATGGAGACGGGTTTATGCCCTATCAGGATTTTAGCAAACGCATGAAAGAAGAGATGCAACGTGTTGTTGAACTTGAGGAAAAGCTAGATAGCCTACCTGGAACTGTAGTATCTACACTTGATCCAGCAGAAGTGATAAACATAATGCAAGATATTAAAGATAATTGGTGGTACTTGGAACGATCAACACAAAAACAACTGATACAAGAGTTATTCCAAGAAATCACAATTTTAAAGAATGGAAAAGAATGGGGAATTAAAGGGATAGCTTTTGCATAA